ATCCAATCCGACGGGGGCGCTGCCTCAAACTGTTGGCAAACGCCGGATTGAAACCTGCTGCAATGAAGACAATTGACCTGGATTGAATTGATTTTCTTTATCTGCTCTTGCAGATGATTCTTGATTGCGTTGAGTTCGATTAAATTCATAAGTCTTTACCTGAGTGTATTTGCCGTTTTTTTGAGTTGCAATTTTGGTTGGTTGTTCAATGCTTTGAGAGTTGGCCCAATCCAGCGCCTGTTGCGTGGTGGCAGGCAAAACCCTTTGCTCCCTGACGCGCCACCAGCTTTCAGCCTTTTGTCTGGCGTACCCCATGTGCTCAAAGCAAATCCATTCACTTGCCACGCGCAAGATGCCCTCGTAGTAGTCCACCCTCATGGAGTCAGGCTTGCCCTCTTTGCGGTGCAACTTGTAGTCCACCCGGCTGATGTCGTGCCACACCAGTTCGGCCACCAGACTTTGGCTTGATAGCAGGGCGGCATACGACACCTTGGCGTCCAAAGGCTTGGCCTCCTCTTCCCTGATGGTTGCGCCACAATGGACGCACACCAGAGCCGCAGGGGCGTTGCGCTCACCGCAGTCGGGGCAGATACTGTATGGCGCTTCCTGATTGCCGGACTTCTTTTTTGCCCGCCCCTGGATGGTGTCCACCGGCCCAAGGCGCTCCACGGTATCGGTGAAGTCCAGCACCAGACAATCCGTCTTGCCAGGTGCAATTCGGGTGCCACGACCCATGCCCTGAACATACAGTACCGGCGACCTGGTGGGGCGGCACCAGATGATGCAGTCAACATCCGGCACATCAAACCCAACCGACAACGCCAACACGGTGACCAGGCAATGAATCTGGTGGTTCTTGAATTGCCGGATCAGGTCTTCGCGCTCCTGCTTGGGTGTCTCACCGCACACAACGGCGCTGACAACGCCAAGGGAATTCAGCTTGTCTGCGAGGCTTTCGGCGTTGGCGACACTCGGTGTGAAGGCAATCCATTTGCGGCGCTCTGAGGCGATTCTGGTGGCTTCTAGGGCTACCTTAGCAAGATACTTTTCGACCTCGCGGGATAGTTCGCCAATTTTGTAGTCGCCGTTGGAGATGCCAACGTGGCTCGCGTCAATCCGAGTTTCAATTGCCTGGGGCGGCGGAACCAGCGGCGCAATGTATTGGGCGTCCAGCAATTCCCGCATGGACACTCGGCTTGCGATGCCGGTAAACAGCGGATCGTCGCCGTCAGTCAGCCAGACCTGGTTGCCACGGAAGGGCGTGGCCGTCATGCCCACGGTTCGGAACTCGCACAGTTCGCCCAGCTTGGACAAAAATGTGCGGTACATACCCGCATCCCCGGCCTTCTGGCTCACCAGATGAGCCTCGTCTATGATAACGGCCTTGATGTTGCCAAGCAGGTGCGCGGCCTTGTGGATGCTGCCAATGGTGGCCACAATCACATCAGCGTTGTACTTTTTGGTACCCAAGCTCGCGCTCACAAACCCCACGCTAATGGTGTGGGGCAATAACGCACGCAGTTTGGCGGCGTTTTGCTCCGCCAATTCTTTGGACGGAACCAGCACCACCGTGCGAGGATGGAACTCTGGCCATTCTTGCCACATCTGCCGGACAATCTCGGCGCAGATCACCGACTTGCCTGCGGCGGTGGGCAATACCAAAAGAGGTATGTCAGCCTCTGCGTTATGCTTTGTCCACCAGTCGAACAGGTCGGCCACCGCACGCGACTGATAGTCACGCAGTTTCACGGTCACGCTCCTCGATCATGGCGTCGGCCACGCGGTAGGCATCTCGTGCAAGCTGGTACACGTTGGGGTGGTTCTCGTGAAGCAGGCCAATCATTGCCTGGGCGGCAAAGTAGTCACGCAGGGTGATGTCTTGAATTGAGGGGGCGTTCATCCTATAAACCTTCCTGAATATTGTCTGCGCAGTTCTAGGCATTGCTCGTCCACCATCATGGTTTTGTCGGCGCAGACGTGCAATTCTTGGCTGCTGATGTGATCGGGGTTTTTGTCCGGGTCGCCGTTGACAAAGCATTGGCCATCAGGCATCTGGTAGACAACGCCGTCGTGGTCTGTACTGTCAATGGGTTTGGCCGTTTTCGCCAGCAAAATGGGAATGTATCGGTGGTTTGCACAACCGACACGCTGTTCGTCAACCGTCAGGTCTTTGCCATGCGAAGCGCAAGACCAACGGCCCTCGCCATCAATTTCCGGCGTGACATGCAGGCATGACCGGCAGGTAGGGGCGGGCACATCCGTGCCATGGCAGATCGCCTGGTAGTCGCAGAACTTGCACTCAAACCATGTCGGGTCGGTGGACACGCCAATCGGCGGCTCAACGCTTGCAATGATGGCCATGGCCTTGTCAATGATCGCCTGTGCCTCTTTGGCGTCGAACTCGATGCGCTCTGTGTAGATGTCGTCGTTGTCTTTGTTGACCACGAAATACAACGCCCGTTCGCATCCGTCTTCGCCAAACTGGTCAATCGTCCATTTCATGTATATTTGCATCTGCGCGTAGTGTTCGGGCTTGGCCTTCTTTACGCCATTTTTTTGCATCTCCTTGAACATCTTGTCCGATGCCGTCTTGATTTCCAAGATGTGCGGCGACTTCGGTGCCTGCGGCAAGCCAGTCAGAATGCCGTCAGCGTTGCCCCGGAAGTGGTGGCCGGTGGCCGGCTCGGTGAACGACCATTGCTTCCCGGTGGCCGGGTTGATTTGGTAAACCGTGCAACCAATGCCGGCCAAGTCAGCGTACACCCTCGGTTCTTGCAAGTGGCCGGACTGAAACACGCGGTACAAACGCCCTGAAAACTGCGCTGGCTTTGACCAACGGAACGAATACCAATGTTGGCGCAGGCACGGTTTCCCGATTGCAGACGCCCCCAGGTAGGGGCGCTGAACTTCCGCGCCATACTTTGCTTTGTAGTAAGCAAAGATGGCATCGGCCACAGGATCAGTAACTGATTGTGGAAGCAAGGCCATGTCAGCCTTTCTTGGCCCAGGCGGGTGCCTTGGGCTTGGCGGCTTCTTCGGCAGCGGGTGCAGGGGCGGCGGGGGCCGAGGCAATACTGCCGGCAGATTCGTAGCCCTTGATGTTGTTGCTAGCCTTGTAGCCGTCTTTGGCCTCACGCACGACCACGGTAATGCGCACCGGCTTGAAGTGCAAGGCGGCGGTGTCCATCACCTTAATCACGTTCACGGCGTGGCACAGCGCCGACAACTGACTTTGCGCAATGCGTTGGGTTTCTTCGTTGTTGTGCAGGATGTTCAGGTTCTCCCAGACACGGCGACCCTTGAACTGTCCCTCAATAACTTCAAAGGTCAGCTTCAAGCCTTCGCCGTTGCCGGACTTCAGCGGTTGAACATCAGACTCGGTGATGTGGGCCAGATAGGTGCCGGCGGGCAGGGGGCCGGTGGATGCTTGGGGTGCAACTTGCGATGCGTCAAAATTGAATTGAGCCATGGTAATTTTCCTAAAGGTTAAGGTTTGGATTGAAGATCAAGCCTGCGCTGCGGTCAACGAGGCTTGGAATGCCGCCCAATCAAGCGGCATATTCTGGAGGCCAAAGCGGTTACCACCGCAATGAGCCGGATGAGGTTCGACATGCAGAATGCGCTCACCTGTGGTGGTGGCCTTGGTTTCTTTTTTGGAGAACCCTGCGTCAGTCTTACTGGTGAAAATGCGGTAACCGGCATAGCCAATCACGTCGGCCCATTCCTGAACCAAACCGGCGGCTTTGTCGTGCAGTTTGAGAACGTGGCTGTCATAGCCCTCGGTCAGCGGGTCTTCAATGCGCTTGATTTTGTCGTGCGCAATCAGGATGATGCCCATGCCCTTGGCCGAGCGCAGAACTTCCAGACCAGACAACAGGTTGCGCCATTCTTCGGCGGCGGCAACGTAGCCCTTGCCAAAGCCAGGCTGTTCGATGTTCTTCCAGCCATTGGCCTTGCAGACGTGTTCCTGGATCATGGGTTCCAGCCAATCCAGCGAGTCAATGAATAGGGTCTGGAACTCGTGTTCTTGGCTGATCAGGGTGTCGATGGCGGTATAGACATCTTGCAGACTGGACGCCAAGGGGAAGGCGTTGGCGTCAACCGCGTCGGCCCCGTCTTCGGTCAGGATGCCAATGGCGTTGGGTGCCATGGCCGCAAAGGTTGTCTTGCCAATCTTGCCCTGGCCAACCACGACAATTTTGGGGGCGCGAACGCGCTTGGTTTTGGAAATAGATTTAAGGTCGAATGCCATGATTAGTCTTTCAGTTCGATGGAGGGTTTGGCGGGTTTGCTGGTGATAAAGACCGCTGCCTTGTTGTAGGCGGCAGGGTCAATGTCGGCGAGGGAGCGCAGGTAAGCCAAGTTGACTTCGGCCTTCCAGCGGAACGCCTTCTGCGCCGTTTCCGGCAGGTCTTCATAATCGTTGGCCAACATCTCAGAGTTGACCGTGCGGTTCAGCTTCCAAGTGATGGTGAATTCTTCGTCAGAGTGCGAACCCTCGTTCGACTCTGGCTTGGAAAACTGCTCGGTGATCAAGCCTTCGATGCGAAGGCGCTCGTTCTTGGCGTCGGTTTCAGCCTGTTTGGCCTTGCGGAGCAGGGCGGTGAGTTCAGAAATGGTCATGGTTTTGCCTTTGGTTGAGTTAAAAGGGCGCGTCTTCAGCGTTGTCGGGGTTGGGGAGGGGCACAGATGTGCCCTTGTCCAGAGGGTTGGGGAAGGGGGCGAATGGCCAAGTCATGCTGACCACCATTTGATGAGCGCGAAGGACAGGCCAATGCCGATGGCCAAAATCAGCAGGTAATCCAAGGCGGCTTCGGCGCGTTTGTTAACGCGGTCAATTTGGTAGTGCTGGCGGTGTTTGCTCATAGTGTGCCCCTTATGCGTAAGTTGCCATCACGGACTCAGCGCGGTTCTGGGCGTCTGACCAAGTGCCAATCCACTTGAAGGAAAAGGTTTCAATCTCAGCGGCTTGGAAATTGCCCTTGTGGCCACGAGCAAAGGTGTAGGTGCGGTTTTGATTGTCGCGGGTAACCTTGACCCATTGCGATTCGCTACGGAAGGTTTTGTCAATGTATCGTTTCATGGTGTGCTTTCGGTGTGGGGGGCCGTAGCCCCAAAAATTAGTTTGCAAACAATTCCAATTCGCGGGTTGCTTTTTCAATTGCTTGTTTGGTAGGCGCGTCAAAGAATGCGGCGTCAGCGGTGCTGGTCACCATTTCAACTTGCCAATCTGGATGTTTAGCTTTAGCCCGTGCCATTGCAAGCTGGGCAAAAACCGGGTGGATGCTGACAACACCGCCGCAAGTTGCGACATTGCCGTTGATGTCAAGACCGCCACCCATGCCGGTTTTGCCAGCCAATTTGTCAGCAAAATAAATGGTGACGCGGTTAGTTTTGGTTGTGTTCATGTTACTTACCTTTCGGCCTTTCGGCGGTGATGCCAAGAACAATTTCGTTGGCATGGCTGAATTATCTAGCATATTGCTACAGGCCGTCAAGCACTTTGCTAGAAATATTTTCAATTATTTGCGTAGGTGTTTACCCTATGCCCTGAGCAATCTATCAATGTGCTAGAGTTCGGGGCCATGAACACACCTATAACCCCAGACGAGCGCCGACAACTGGCAGAAAAAGTCGGCATAAACGAGCAATACCTCTACCAATGCCTCACCGGCAGGCGGGAGATGTCAGCCTGGGAGGCTGTTCGCGTAGAACAGCAGACCGAGGGACGGGTCACTCGGAAGATGGTCTGTCAGGGCAGTTGGCAGTCCATTTGGCCTGAGTTGGTGGAGGCCAAGGCATGACATCACTTTCAAACATTTTCCCCAACGGATTTGCTGCCGCAACAGAGAGCAAAGACCTGGTAAACCCAGAAGAAGGTTTCCGGCGTCATTGCGAGGCGGCAGGGTTGCTGATCAAGGACATCATTCCTGACGGCGAGATACACCGGGTGCCGCACATCTCCAGCAAGAAGGGCGCGCTTGACGGGTGGTACATCTTGCACACCAGCGGCAAAGTGCCCGTGGGCATTGCGGGGTGCTGGAAAGAACCAGTATTTGAGAGCAAGTGGGTGGCAGACACCGGCAGAACCATGTCGTTCACCGAAAGGTTTGAACACGACAAATGGTTGGCCGAGGTCAGGGCCAAGAAAGAAGCTGACCGGCTAGCAAGTCAAGCCGTGGCGGCAGAACGTGCCGAGGATGAGGTTGGCACCTATGCTGATGCAAGTGACGACCATCCGTACCTGGTGCGTAAGCACGTTAGCGCGCATGGCATCAAGATTGATCGGGCGGGGCGGCTAGTCGTGCCAGTCATTGATCAGTCGGGCGAAATCTTGTCCTACCAAACCATTGACGCTGACGGCAACAAGCGATTTCTGAAGGGCGGGAAAATCGAGGGCGGGTTCTTTGAACTGCGCGGTAACCGCAAGATTGTTTTTATTGGCGAGGGCTTCGCCACCTGCGCATCTATCCATGAGGCCACCGGCTACACGGTTCTGGTGGCGTTTGATTGTGGCAACCTAGCCAAGGTGGCCAAGAGCGCCAAAGAAATGTTCCCCGGCTCCAAAATCATCATTGGGGCGGATAATGATCAGTTCACCGAGGGCAACCCCGGCGTGACCAAGGGCCGTGCGGCGGCGGCTCTGGTCTTCGGCGAAATCGTTTACCCACAATTCGGCGACTCGGACATGGTGGACAACAAACCAACGGACTTCAACGACCTGCATTGCCTGCAAGGTCTGGACGCCGTGAAAGAACAGATCGAGCGCGTGGCCGGCCCCTTACGGGACAAGTTGGCCTTTGAGTTCTCGCGCATCGACAGCCTGCAACTTAGCCAGATCAATTGGATCGTTGACGACTACATTGAGAGTGACTCCCTCGCCCAAGTCTTCGGCGACCCGGGCGGCGGTAAGTCATTTGTCAGCATCGACATTGCCTGTTGTGTGGCCACCGGCCAATCATGGCATGGCCACGAGGTCAAGCAGGGTAGCGTGTTCTACATTGCCGGCGAGGGCCACAACGGCCTAGCACGGCGGTTCAAGGCGTGGGAACTCGGCAACGGCCAAACCCTGAACGGCGCGCCCCTGTACAAAAGCCACCGGGCAGCGCAACTGTACGACGCCACCGAGGCGGCGGTTGTGGCCGAATCCATCAAAGAGTTGTCCCAACAGGCCGGCACCGTGCCAAGCCTGATCATCATTGACACCCTAGCGCGTAACCACGGCGGTGACGAGAACAGCACCCAAGACATGAACGCGTTCATTCAGCACCTGGACACCTACCTGCGCCAACCATGGAAATGTTGCGTGTTGGTTGTCCACCACTCCGGCGTCGCTGACAAAGACCGCAGTCGCGGGTCAACGGCCCTCAAAGGCGCGCTGGATGCGGAATACCGCTGTCAGTTGGATTCCGGCACCAAGACCATTGCCTTTGAATCCAAGAAGATGAAGGACGCGGAAATGCCCTCTTCCAAGAACTTCCAGATCACCCAGGTTGACCTGCCCATCCAAGACAAGCACGGCAACGCGGTCAAGGGGGCATATCTCACGGCGGTGGACATCTCCGGCCTGATGAGCAACGTCCAAAAGCGCACCGTTTTGTCCGGCAACCAACGCATGGCCCTGAACTGCCTAGTGGCCATCGAGGCCAAACGGGCAAGCGATGGGGTCGAAGGGTTTGCCGCCATGGTGGATTACGATGAGTGGCGGGAAAGCGCCAAAGAACACGGGCTGAATGCCCGACGGTTCAAAGAATGCACCGAGGCATTGATCAAAAAGGACATGGTTTTGGAGAACTCCGGCGTGTACCGAAGCGTTCCCAAGGCACCAGAAGGGGCGGGGGAATGATTCATTACCACGGTTTGCCAATTACACCAGCGACAGTTGCGGTCAAGGCCATTGAGAATGGCCATGCGTTCGTTTCGTTTGCCCATTCTGACCAGTTGTCCACCGCCATTGAGGTGGCGCAATCTTTTGCTATAGATAACGGCGCGTTCTCGGCTTGGAAATCAAGAAAACCAATCCAAGATTGGCAACCTTTCTACGATTGGGCGCTGAACCTGAAAAAAGTCCCTTCATGCGACTTTGCCGTGATCCCTGATGTGATTGACGGGAGCGAGGCAGACAATGATGCGCTGCTCAAAGACTGCCCATTGCCCACTTGGTTTGGCGCGCCGGTTTGGCACATGCACGAGTCATTGGAACGGCTAGAACAACTGGCAAATACCTATGTCAGGGTCTGCATTGGCAGTTCAGGGGAATTTGCTACCGTCGGCACAGAAGTCTGGTGGGTCAAGATGGGCCAAGCCATGCGGGCAATCTGCGACGACATGGGCAGGCCAATGTGCAAACTTCATGGCCTGAGGATGCTAGACCCTGCCATATTTACCAAGTTGCCATTTGCATCAGCTGACAGCACCAATATCGGCAGAAATGTCGGCATAGACCTGAACTGGAAAAACGGCAACTACCCGCCCCCGACAAAAGAAGCCAGGGCGCAAGTCATGCGGTCAAGGATTGAAGCACACAACGCCCCAGCAAAATGGAATTTTTATCAACCCATGGAACAAGGAACACTTCTATGATTTTCGCCCTAATTGCCTACGCCGTCGCTATGACCATGGCCAACCTGCTAGTCGCCACATTCGGCCCAGCAATCAGCCCAATCAACGCGTTTTTCCTGATTGGACTCGACCTTACTTTGCGCGACTGGCTACACGTTCGCCTAAAACCATGGCAAATGGGAACCCTGATTGTCAGCACGGGCGCACTCACCTACCTCCTAAACCCAGCCGCCGGCATGATCGCCGTGGCTTCGGCCATGTCGTTTTTGGTGGCAGCATTGGTTGATTGGGCCGTGTTCACCAAGGCCAAAGGAACCTGGGTCAAACGCGCCAACGTGTCCAACATTGCCGGGTCAACCATCGACTCCCTGCTCTTTCCAACCATTGCCTTTGGCGTTCTGATGCCACACATTGTGGCCATGCAATTCGTCGCTAAGGTGCTTGGAGGGGCGGTTTGGAGCGCCATACTGATGTACCGAAGCGTACCGAAGCGTACCGAAACCAGCTAAAAATGGGGCGAAAATCGCCAAAAATGAGCAAGAGCCATGCCAGCGATGTACCGAAATGTACCGAAATGAAAAAATATTTTCAGGGCGAATGTACCGAAACGTACCGAAATGTACCGGATTCGGTACGTCGGTACAGGGCAAATGTACCGAATCATGTACCGAAATGTACCGAAACGTACCGAAATGTACCGGGTCAACCCCCCTTCGGTGTACCGAAACGTACCGGGTGTGTCTATAGACACACCCCGGTTCGGTACAAAAGGGGTTTCGGTACATCCGTACTTTGGGCAGGGAGTTGGGCAGGGGATTGGGTAAGGTGGACTGATGATTGAAGTTGAACTGGACATGAAGATTGTCAGCGTGGCCAACATGCGGTTGCATTGGGCGGCAAAGGCACGGTTGACTAAGAGTCAGCGGGAAAGGGCTAG